CAAGGAAGTAGAAATGCCAGAAGGCCTTGGAGAGTTAAACGAAGAATTTACCTCCTTAAAGACTATTATTGCCCAAGCTGACGCAGTAGTACGAAAAATAGAAAAGCTTGGGGATAGTTGCCCTACCTGTCTACAAGATATAGATACAGATAAGACTGCCGAGTTAATAGGAGAGCAAAAAGACATTGTATCAGTTAGCACTAGAAGGAAAAATGAAGTACAAAACCTTGTAATAGATTTAAAGAAAGATTTACAAAATTATCGAAATCATAAATCTGTAGTTGATAAATTTGAAAAACTTTCAAGCCTGGTTGATAGTAAATTACCTAGTAAAACTGAAGACAAAATCGAGCTTGAAGAGAAGATTACTAAATTCACAAAGGAAATTTCAGAAAAACAAATTGAGATTAGGGATATATCATCTCAAAATAACGAAATTACAAAAATTAATACAGAGTTAGATTATCTGGTTAAACAAGTAAAAGAATTTAAACTTAAGTTACTGTCTGAGGAGTCAAAACTTAAGAAAACCAATGATGTATATGCTAACCTGGAAGTACTAAAGAAAGCGTTTAGCACAAATGGTTTAGTAGCATATAAGATTGAAAACTTAGTTAAGGACTTAGAAGACTTAGTGAACCAATACTTATCTGAGTTATCAGACGGCAGATTCGGTTTAGAGTTTGTTATTACTAATGATAAGTTGAACGTAGTTATATCAGATGAGGGACTTGATATTGATATCCTTGCTTTAAGTAGTGGAGAATTAGCTCGAGTTAATACATCAACTTTATTGGCTATTAGAAAACTAATGAGTACGCTATCTAAGTCGAAAATTAATGTTCTGTTTCTAGATGAAGTGATTGGAGTTCTTGATGATGAAGGTAGAGAGAAGCTAATAGAAGTATTGCTAAGAGAGCACGATCTAAATACTTTCTTAGTGAGTCACGGGTGGAGCCACCCACTATTGACTAAAATTAATGTGGTGAAAACAAACAAAATATCGAGGTTAGAATAATGAGAACTGTAAATGAGAAAACAGCTATTGAACATATCAACAAAGACGAGCTAGTATTAATATACTGGGCGGTAAGTAACTGTCCTAACTGTACACACTTTAACGACACACTAACAGAGTTGGAGGACGAACATACTAGTTGGACATTTTTAAAAGTATCTTTAGACAGCAGACTTAAAGAACTTGGAAGAGACACCGGGTACTTTGAACCAGACGTGTACCCCACCGTCTTCTTCTTCAAAAATAATCGTAGAGTCTTAGTAGCTACTGGAGTTGCCCCAAAAGAAGCTATTACAGGTACTCTAAATGATATATCGGCAGGTGGCTATAAAACCAGAGAAGAAATAGAGCAGGAAATGTTAGATGCCCTCGACTAATAAAAGTAAGGCTAAAGGTACAAGGGCCGAAGCATCCGCCTGCAAAGTGCTTTCAGCACACACTGGCTGGAAATGGGAACGAATCCCTCTTTCAGGAGCTTTAGACGCTAAGCACGGACTTAAAGGAGATGTTTATATTCCTAAAGAACTTATGAAGTATAGTGTGGAAGTAAAACACTATAAAGATGACCATCTTAACAGTAAGTTGTTAACAGGAAAGACTCCTCAAATTATGGAATGGTGGAAGCAAACTGTTCGAGAGCAGCTAGAGAATGAAGTGGATCACCCTTTATTAGTATTTAAGTTTGATAGAAGTAAGTGGTTTGCTGCTTTTCAACAGGAACCAGTAAACGATTATCGACATCTTTATTTACTCAGAAGGTATATATTTAGCAAAGCTAGAAGATTATCTTACTGATCGTTGCAAAGATGATTGGGTTTGGAAAAGAAGTTAATACGATAAAAACCCAGCATCTTTTAGGTGTCTGGGGTTTTTATCGTATTCAGTACTAGTTACGCACTAGGTTCAGTAGGTAAAACTACGTCAACCGCGTTAGCATAAGTCTGTGGGACGTCTCTAAGGGCTTGCCTATAAGTTCTCCAAGCTGCTTGATCGGCTCCAGGGTACGAAGGAAGATCTCTCCAATCTGTATTAGCTAACATTTCTTTTAGAAGGTCTCTAACAGAAATCCAGGTATCGGCGTCAGACTTGTCTCTTAGCTCATATGCCATGTACACTCCGTCCACTACCTGAGGGCTATCTGATTCGAAGATTGAATTAGTTTGCACTCTCCCGCCACATATACTTGTGGCAGTCAAAACAGTCTGTGTAGCTACTATCTGGTAGTCTACCCAGTACCCGTCCGCGTTTTGGTAAATATCTTTAGCTAAAGATATTTGACCTTCTGTAGGTTGTGAATCTACGGCATTGATTTTAACAATTCCGTTGTCTGATAAAAAAGCACTGTTAGGGCCTTGTTCAGGGAAAGAAACCTTAGGAAACTCCCCTTTTAAAGATACTATTTTCGTAAATGTACCTTCGTTGTTGTATGCATAATACATATGTACCTCCTTGAGTAATTGGTATTTTTTTGTTATTAAAAGTAGCCCTATCTAAGAAGGGTTAGTGAACGTAATAGTTCCTGGGTTGGAAGTTGCTGAGCAACTCCAAAAAGCGGCCCCCGCTGGGCCGGTAATAGTAGTAGTATTAGTGCTAGTGTCATTGGTGGCCTCGAAGTACTTGCCTCCCGCTGTTCTACCATTAATAAAACTAGCTAAAGAGTTGCCTACTGAATCCGAGTCGTCAGACCCCGAACTACTAACACTTCTTGTAAAAGTGCCTTGTGAACTACCCTCGTATGATACGGTATATGTCGTTTGGGCTCCAGAAGCTGCTCTACCGGGGGACCGAGTCCAAGTAGTAGAGAGCATCCCCGACAAACTGAAGGTTGGTGGGGTAGCAGTATTCTGTCCTGCAGACCCAAGCCAAGTTAAAGTATGGCAAATTGAAGCGCCTGACGAATTCTGGTTACCTCTGCTGAAATTCCAGATGTACTTATTGGGTGTACTACATGAAGTGTTAAAGCTGTTGATCCAGCCGGCTGCTAAACCTGCATCAATATAAGAGCGGTAAGTTCCTTGTTGCTCGCAACACCCAGACCAACTCATAGAACAAGAACCCCCGAAGGAGGCCGCACTAATGGAGGCACTAGTGGCGGAGTTATTTAATGGAGAGGTATGATTAGTCGTACAAGCTGTGCTGTACGCTTGTGCGCTTCCTACATACACACTACTTCTACCAGAAGAATAGCTGATTTCTTGTGTACTGGACTGGTTCCCGCCACCTGGTAATACTCTGTTAAAACTTCCACTCATTACGACGCTCCTAGTGCACCAACAACTCCGTACCAAGTGGTACCGCCATCAGTAGTTGTAAAACCCAGTATATTAACCCCTGTAAGATCGGGAGCCGTTGCTGCAGCCCAATCTACACTACCTGGCCATGTTACAGTGTTACTGCCGCTGTTTAGTATAAATGTGAAAGACGACGCAGTTCCACTAGCTGCCGGGTTGGAAAACGTAAAAGTAGAGTTACCCGTAATCGTTTTTGTAAATACTGTTCCGTTTTCTAAATCTAGATCCAAAGAAGGTACTGCGACTACTGTCTCTTGTACCTCGATAAATTTAGGGGCGCTGTCTGTTAATATAGTACTGCCATTAACTGTAGAGCCTGTTTTTAATTCTGCCATATTTTTTCTCCGTTGAATTAGTTGCGCTAGTTAATTAACGCCTTATTTTGCTTGTTTAAGATAATTTATTTACTTTCTCAGTAAGTTCCTGTACTGCTTTCACAAGTACTGAGACCATTCTGGAGTAGTTTAAACTGTCTGCTTTTCCTTCTTTTGTTTTTACAAAGTCAGGGTAGATATTTTGAACTTCTTCAGCAATTAGACCGTATTCATGTTCCCCTGATAGTTTCTTATCGTACTCTACAGGATTTAATTGCATAATATTATTTAACTGCTCTCCAAGAGGGTTAATATTCTTCTTATAAATTGCTGCTGAGCTCTCTGTAAGAGTGCCCGTTACTGTAACGTCTGTTGCTGTAAAATCTCCAGTACCTAAAGTTAGGTCCTTACTTGCATCCACAATCAGAGCTTTAGAGGCCGTTGCGGTGCCCGCTGTAACATCATCTAATAGGTTTAATTCAGCTGCAGTAGAGGTAACTAAAGTTCCCCCCAGCTTAAGACCATTAGTACCATCATGCGAAGCTACATCAAAATCGAAGGCCCCGTCTGCAAAAGTAGTATTACCCGAAATAGAAGGGCTAGTTAATACTTTATTAGTTAAAGTTTGACTACCTGTAAGAGTTGTTACTGTTGAATCAATAGCTGCTGTGATAGTATCACCCAAAATGGATGTATCAATACCAGTACCACCTGTAACGGTGAATGTATCTGTACCTACTGTAATCGGTCCACCTGTGCCAGAATCAGCTGCGATAGCCATATCTGAACTTACTGTTGCAGTAGATGCTGCAGTAATACGCCCTTGAGCGTCAATGGTAATAGTAGGAATAGCGGTACCGCTACCGTACGAACCTGCAGAAACTGCTGTATCGTCCAAAGTCACTGTAACCGTATTAGTTGCGCCTGCGGTAGTTAGTCCAGTACCGCCTGCAATAGTTAAAGACTCAGAGTCTAAATCAATACTTAAAGCACCTCCGGAGTCTCCTGCGAAGTCTAAATCTTGTGCAGTTACTTGAGCGTCTACATACGCCTTGATAGACTGCTGTGTGGCTACATGCGTTGCAGAGTCAGAAATCATGTTGTCTTCGTCTTTAACTGCTGTGCCAGAAACCGCCGTATTAAGTACTGCACTCGTCAATGTCTTATTAGTCATTGTTTGAGCCGCTGTTAAAGTAGCTACAGTAGAATCAATAGCAAAGCTAACATCGTTAAGAGAGCCTGTGGTATCAATACCCGTTCCACCAGTAAATGTCATAGCTTCAGAATCTAAATCAATAGCTAGTGACCCACCTGAGTCTGCACTAAAATCTAAATCTTGTGCAGTTACTTGAGAATCCACATACGCCTTGATAGACTGTTGAGTTGCTAAGTGTGTAGCAGAGTCAGAAGCCATATTGTCTTCGTCTTTGACTGCTGTGCCAGAAACTCCTGTATTTAGTACAGGGCTCGTCAATGTCTTATTAGTCATTGTTTGAGCCGCTGTTAAAGTAGCTACAGTAGAATCAATAGCAAAGCTAACATCGTTAAGAGAGCCTGTGGTATCAATACCCGTTCCACCAGTAAATGTCATAGCTTCAGAATCTAAATCAATAGCTAGTGACCCACCTGAGTCTGCACTAAAATCTAAATCTTGTGCAGTTACTTGAGAATCCACATACGCCTTGATAGACTGTTGAGTTGCTAAGTGTGTAGCAGAGTCAGAAGCCATATTGTCTTCGTCTTTGACTGCAGTACCTGATACACCTGTACTTAATACTGCACTCGTCAATGTCTTATTAGTCATTGTTTGAGCCGCAGTAGTATTTACTTGAGGAAAGCCCCCAGCTGTAGAGCCGTCGTGAACAACTGCTACGTCTAAGTCAGTATCGATTGTAACTTCACCTGCTGCTCCTGTAAATGATCCGTGTCCATTTGTTGTGCCACGTCTATGTTGAATTTGTGTTGCCATTAAAAATTACTCCTTGAGTTATATTGAGCCCCAGTCTACTGATGTAGTAGTTGCTGGTAGTGCTAAATCTTGGTATGCAGTGGCTCTAACAGGTTCATTACTGAACCCTGAAGTACCTGATGCGTTGGTTAAATTGCCCCAATCTGCGGTTGTATACGCAGTATCGGAAGTGGAAGCTTTAGCACTAGGGGCCACAGCAACGTCTATTTGAGATGAGATCTCAGTAGTAAGTCCAGAAACATTTGCTGCCGCAATAGCACCTTCAAAAGTACCTGCTACAAAAATCTCAGAACCTACAGTCCATTTGTCATTTGTTTCATCCCATACTAATGTCTTATTAGTAGAAGTTCCTCTTTCTACTTCTATACCACTATCTTGGGAAGGTGTTCCAGCTTCGTTGCTATTTAGTACAATAGTATTGTCCGCTAAATTGATTGTCTCGGTATTTACTGTAGTAGTGGTTCCACTAACAATAAGGTTGCCTGCAATAGTTGTTAGTGCAGTGGTAATAGTCATACCTGTAGTACCGCCGGCAACTATAGTTATAGTGTCCTCATCAGATCCCGCTGAAGTTTCTGCAGTGATGTAAGTGTCTCCATCTACATCTTTTACGCCTCCTAAAGAGCCCCAATTTGATCCGTTGAAGCCTTCAAAAGTGGAGTCTGTAGAAGAGTATCTGATTGAGCCTGTAGAAGGTGCCCCTCTCTGTGCGTTAGTACCAGAAGGTATAGTAATAAAATCATTGCCAGTAATAGTCATTCCATCAAACGATGGAGTTGCAGAAGTTGCAACACTTTGCCCAATAGCTACTGTACCTGTGGACCCTTCTGACGGAGTATGAGTAATAGTTACTCCAGTACCCGCAGTTAAATCGTTAAGATAGTTTCCTACTGTGTCCGTTCCTAGAGCTACTGAGTTTGGCTGAATAGTAGCTGTACCTGTTACGTTACCTGTACCATCTAAAGCCGCTGAGGTCCATACAACATCTCCAGTCATACCGATAGTACGTCCTGTAGCAAATGCTGTTGCAGTATCTGCGTTACCTGTTAAAGCACCGGTTACATCGCCTGTTACGTTACCTGTTAAAGCACCTAATAGGGACGTGGAATGGACCTCAGCCCACTGCTTAGCGGCAGACCCTAAATCGTAGGTACTATCGGCATCTGGGATAACATCAGAGTTAATCTCTCCACCGAAACTAACGTTGTCCGTAGCGGCATCTCCTAGTGTAATTGTACCGCCGTTAGCAGTCATTGTACCAGTGATAACAGCGTTACCTCCCACGTACAAATTTTCTTGGGTAGAGATACCCCCAGCTACCGTTAAGGCACCTGTAGTAGCACTAGTAGAAGTAGTAGTACTCGCAAGAATAAGCTCTGCGGTGCTATCTACTGTAATAGTACTTCCTGAGTGTGAATCAATTATATTTGTTTTTAATGTAGACATATTTTCCTTATGTAATACTTAGAGTAGAGCCTGCGCTGATATCTACAGTTACTCCTGTGTCTATATCGACTACTCCTTCTTTTGTAGCATCGAAGTTTGAGGGGACAGTGTAGTCCGAGCCTACTGTTATAGCTGTAACGATGAAAGGTGCTGTGGAACCATCTACTTGGGCCCCCCCAACATACAAAGCAGAGCAATTAACAGTACCATTTACATCCAACTTATAAGAAGTATTAGGAGTACTGGTGCCAATACCTACGGTACTGGTATTATATATAAACCCCGATCCTTCGCTCCAAGCTGAAGCTGTTAGAGATGAGTTCTCCCACTTACTAGTGACGTTGTTATATTGTAATATTTGGTCATTGGCTATGCCAGAAATATTAACATTATCTAAGGAGTTTAAGGTTCTAGTTGTGAGTTCTAGTACATTGTTGGAGGTATCCCTAACGTACAGTTTCTTATCTGCTAAATTAATAGCAATTTCACCTGCTTCAAGATGTGAGGTACTAGGAACGTTACCACCTGTGGTGGTACGTTTAGGTTTGATTTGTACGGCCATTTGGCTCTCCTTTATAACCTGCTATATAGCTGGAGCTCTGTAGGGCTATATAGCCCTATAATAGAGTTTTGAATTTTATTCAATTATGGTCAAATTATACCAAAGTTGAACAAATTTGTCAAGAGGTAAATTTAGAACGTACCGCCGTCTAAAGTGCTGGTCCAAGAAGGTGCTGAAGCAGCCCCATTCATTACCATTACTTGTCCTGCAGTACCTT